TTTTCTTCTTCTTGACTTTTTCCTTATCAACCATTTCTGCTGACATTTCTGGAATCATGTCTTCGGTCATATCTTCAGACATAACACTTTTCTCTTCGATATCTGATGCTGGAACCATTTTCATCTCTACCGGCGTAGCGCCACATTTAGCGCAAATCTTTGCACCTTTAACAAAACCGCACTCGCCCGCAGCAAGTCCCTTTGCGCACTTCAGGACGTTCCCGTCACTGTCGATGCTGACATTTACTTTCTCGTCGTAGCTCATAGAACTCCTGTGTGTGCAGGAAAATGACCGGTCTGGACATTAACCATTAAATTGTGCTCTAAATTATAACGTATCATGTCTCAGTAGCGTGAATTAGCAACATTAAGTAATTTTGCAAAATTTATTTACCGCTATTTTACTTTCCTGTTTCTTTGAAAATTGTTTTGCCTTCTTCTTGCAAGCGCTTGCGAGCTGTTTCTAGCTGCTCACGACTAAAGATGTCTTCAATCGTGTGATTGGTATCAAATATTTCATTGAAACGATTGACTATTTGCTGAAGCTCGCCATCTGAGTATCGCGGCTCGTCACCTTTAAGTTTCGAGAATGTTTGACCACGCTTCTTAGCAGCCGAATTGAGCAGCATCGAAAGATTGGTTGTTCCCAGAATATATTCTTTATTCTTTTTTGATGCGAGAGGAGACTTGCCATATTTAGATGACATGAATTCAACTGCTGCTTCTGCGACGTTTGCTCTATTCGCAAGAAGCTCTCTGTCAAGTTTTTTACCAGTTTCTGGCCAAATGCTCTCCGCATTTCCAATCATCCCAGTGCGAATCATCTCTTGAATGTAGGCAATTGGGATTCCTTCTTTTTCCCATGTTGCTTTATCGCGTTGTCTATTTAGACCTACGTCCTCAATGCCGAATGCCTGCTTCATTCTTTCGCGCAGCTGGCTATTCCATTCATCGCGGTCAAGACCTAAAGATTCAATGAGATTGTCGACTTTGAACTGACTACGAGTCGTTTTGTCTGCCGACGGCTTCGGTGCCTCTGGCTGATTTGTTTCTGGCTCAAAGTCTGCCATTCCCTCGAAAATCAAATCGACTTCAGCCGATGATTCACCATCTTCGTCATTCCTTGATTTGGAGAATCTTCCTGTTGCTCTGAATTTTGCAACTGGGTCAACCTCGCCCAGTGTTGCATATTCTTCTGAGCTGATTATTTCGCCTTGTTCTCTATCCGACCAGAATGGGTATGCATCTTTTCCGAATGCTTCAATAATGAATCTGTCACGCATATTCGCTCTACCTAGATTTTCTGCGAATCTTTGTGGAGATGTCATTTTCTCTACACCTGGCTCATCTGATGTAACTGGTGAAAATAGCCTCCAGCCACCAAATTCTTTTTGATTTCCAAGTTCTGCAATTAGGAATCGGACTGCGTTATGGGAAATTCCTGCATCTTCTCCACCGAGTTTCTTTGTGTCTTCTGGTGAAAGATTAAGCAAGCGCGATAATTCAGTAAGAGAAATAGGTTCTGATTTTGTCCACTTGACATCACTAATCGTGTTGTCTGGATTTCTTGTTACGTCAAATTCGGTTGGGACTCTCAGCGATTCACGAAGCTTTGATACAGGGAGCATCCAATTGTCACCATTTGGCTCCTGGAGTCTCGAATTCCCCGAAACGCTACCGACAGTAACCTGTGGTCGACGCTTCATGGCAGCGCCAGCTTTGTCGAGTCCATCGTTTATTTGACGACGACGTTCTTTTACTGTTCCAGACTTACTGGATGTATCTAGTGTAATTCCACGCTTTCTGAAACCATCCCAAAATCTTCTTGCGAATGCAAACTCTTCTCCTGTCTTGGAGCCTCTGATGGCAGCAAGATTCGTTGAATTGATATTTTCTGCATATGTTGCACCACTGCTTACACGGCGAGCTTTACGTTCTGCTCTATTTGTTCCATTGACCGAACGTGGAGAACCAACTTCTCTCGGTGTCGTATTTGGTCTGGTGGTTTCTGGAGTAGAAGCAGCTGGTGCTACCGATTCTCCGCCACGGAGTCTTGCCCTGCGTGCTGCTCGATTTGTTCCGGTTGCAGCTGACATTGCCTGAACAGCTTCATTCGTTCTTCCGCTTGAAAGAATCTCGCGTGCGCCATCTGGGAAAACTTGCTCATCATTGCTGAATGGATTCCAGAATCCACTTGGCGCCTGTTGCTCTTCTGCAAGCTCGTCTTTGACGTAAGCGAAACCTTTTGGATTTCTCTTCGGGTCAATAATCCACGACACTGCCTCAGATAGCTGAATTCTTTTCTTCGCACGTGTCATCGCTACGTAGATAAGGTTTTCCATTTCGCGGCTGATTTCCGTACCTTCAACAACGTCTCCATTTTCTTCAAACTGTGGAGCGAAGAAGTCATTGCCTACCACTACGTTGTCAAATTCAAGACCTTTTGCTTTATGGGTTGTCAAGAATGATGCATCAACTTCTGGACTATTAGCAGTGTCCGTAATCATCTTTCCGACAAGGCTCAGCAGCAATCCAGTTTCCTCTGGTGTATCACCTTTGATTGCTATTGCGTCATATGCTGGTGCATTCGATGAACCAGCTTTTCTTGGAAGATAATTCTTTTTGATTGTGATTTTGCTCTCAAGATTTAGGTCTTTAATCATTTTTTCAACACGTCGGCGCATCATTGGTTTTTCGTTATTCTTGTCGCCTGTGTATTGCGTTTTGCCTGCGGCATCCTTGAACTCATAAACATCGATTACTCCCTCACCGGAAATAATCACACCACCATCCCATGTGCCATCTGGACCTAGTGACTCCGTGTCAAGCTTCCAGAAAACTTCACGACTTGGTGTCTGTCCTGTTGGATTCGGGATGATATTGAATCGCTTGTCGCGATTCATCTTGTACGCACCTTTTGCGCCACCACCACCCTTGCCGGCCTTAAGCTTGCTGAGAGCTATTAGCTCTTCCCCAGATACGGTCGACGACGAGCCATCAATATTCTTGAATGGGTCAACATCGATTGGTTCTTCAATTTCTCGAATACGTGCTCTTTGAAGTATTTCCCCAGTTTGTGGGTCTCTTCTTCCAAGAAGAGTATTTAGCCAATCCAGTGCCGAAAGCTGTTTTCCTTCTGCATCTCTCACCTGCAACAATTTGAGCATTGAACCAAGTTGGCCGTATGTGCCCCTCTGTCCTTTTCTCTTATTGATTTCTTCCATTGTCCATGCATTACCAATTATTGATGATTCGCGTGGTCTTGTTCCGACCGGACGTAATACATATTGGTAATGGCGCAGGAACTCGACCATGTCTTTATACTTGTCTGCTGGAAGACCGACTATTTTGTCCGGGTGAGTACCAATAAATTGTAGTGCTGCACTTAGAGTGTCCCTGTTTGAGTATGAGATGTAAGCCCATGTGCCGTCGGCGCTGCTTGGAATTGTTCTATAAAGAATTCCTTCAGATTCAGGGACGACATAGCCTTTCACTTTTTCAAGCAGTTCGTTTCGTTCTTTTTCTGGCATATCAGCGAGGTCTTCACCTTTTGGACCCTTTATGCCATATTTTTCCTGTATTGAATTAAGCTTCTTTTTTAGCTTTTCGCCTTTAAGCGTTCCGAGATTAAAGTCGTGAGCAACAACATCCTGCAATCGACCAAAGAGTTTGTAATCTGATGCAACCTTATCTACTCCACCCTCTCTGTCTGTCATATTCCCGCGACCAAGTATCAAGTTACCAAGGAAGGCAACGGTTTTGCCGTAACGGAATGAGTCAGTAAGAGTTAGGTTGAAGTCTGGGTCCAAACGAGCAAACGAGTCAGAAGAACCTCTAAATCCATAAATTGACTGACGCGGGTCACCAACCATCACAATCGCAAGATTGTTGTTCTCTATGTTGTCTTGAATTACTTTCTGAAGAACTGGGTTTACGTCCTGTGCTTCGTCAAAGAAAAAAACGGAAAGCGGTTTGTCTGGTGTTGCGTATCTGCGCCTCAATGCACCACGCGCACCACCTCCCGTATAGACGAAGTCAACACCGTCGACCTGAACTATTGAGCCTGGGTCGAGTTTCTTATCTTGCGCTCTTGCATCTTTTACTTTTCTTGTTCCGTGCCCGACCATTCCGGCATCTGTCCTCAAATTTGGTCTCTGAAGCGCCCAAAGCTTTACTTGGTGGTCATAGTTCGGGAGAACGTTGGTCTTTGGGTCAAGAATATCTGCCCACATCTTCTGGGCTAATTCGAACCATTCTTTTGGAATAGTTTGGTATTCCATTTCTGCTACGTCGATTTCATTACCACCTTTTACAGTTTGCTTATTGCGCTCTATTTCATGTGGTAGTAATTTAAAGTGCTTTTCACTTAGCACGTCGTCATCGCCCTGCGAATAACGGGTGAGTGCCTTAATTAGAATGTCTCCAAATTTATCAACCGGTATATCGACTTCTTCGTGCCTTAAGCCATCCGGATATTTTTTATCGAGTTCATAATGTGCGACTACTGCTTTTCCACCCTCTTTTGATTCAAATGAGACATAACCAAGGGTTCTGAACCCAACTTTTTTTCTACCAGTTGTGTTAACAAGCCTTCCGCCATACCCCTCTGCAGATGTAGGTCGTGAGTATTTTGGATTTGCTGTTGAATAGTATTCGTCACCAGCACCAATACCGATTTTCTTAAGTTTTTCTTTAAACTCGGGAGTTATTCCTGGTCTGTCTTCTAGTAGCAATGACCAATATGCAAGTTGATTAATTGAAGAAGTTCCAGTGTTGTCTGGCATTTTTCGCTGAGCTTCATCAGCATTCTTTGAGTTAAACGTGATGTAGTAGAACTGTGAGTCGGGTGACTCTTTGGCCATTCTTACCGCAGATGACTCAAGTGTTGTTGTTTTACCAGCACCAGCGCCAGCTCGCACAGCGACAAGCCCGCCTTCTTTCTTTTTTGTTAGATGGGCAACTGCATCCATTACGTCTTTTTGTTCATCTGTTGGCTCAAACTTCATGCCAAACATTTCCATGAACGAACCTTCAGTTCGCTCAATCTTGCGCTTAGGGTCTTTAGCCCCAACAATTGGCCCACGACCAGAAGAAAGACGCTTATTGATTTGGTTATACGTATTACCTTCTTCGTCCTTAATAATGAATCCGGTAATGCCACTTGATAGGCGATTGTTTTCGTAGTCCTCAAGAATTGTTTTTATCGCAGATGGACCTTGCCCACGAACACGAATACGTTGACGCTTTTCGTTTTCAGGGCGTGGTGTTACGACTGGTTTTTTCTTTGGAATTGGGATAGTAATTCGACCAATAATTGGAACTTCAATCGTGAAGTCTTCCTTGCCCTTGCGCTCGCTATCTGGAACTCCAGCACGCTTACGTAGGGTTGCTGACTTATTCATAATGTAGTCAACAGCTTGTTGTCCGCCTTCAATTGCGCGACGAATTGAGCTTGGGTCCTCTTTTAGTGATTGGCGCCAGAAATCGAGGTATTGAATATGGTCTTCACGTATTTCTTGCTCTACACCGAGGAATCCCATCGCGAATGATGCACCGATTTCTGCAATGAGTTCTTCAAATGCGTATTTCTTGCGCTGTTCTGGGGTCCCCTTCATTCTGCCGGTTAGGTCTCTCTTCAGTCGCGATGGATGAGCCGTCCAGTGAATAACTTCATGCAAAACTGTTCCGTAGAAACTAACTGGGTCAATAAAGTTCTCAAATGGAGGAACATTTATCGTGTCGCTATTTGGGTCGTAAAATGCGGCAACTCCCTGTTCTTTGTATTTAGGATTAATTTCCTTGATTACATTTTCAATGTCTTCAAGTCGCTGTGCCGCATCAAGTTTTTCTGTTTCTTTGACTTCGTATACCCATGCTGGCAATCCATCCATTTGGTCAGCATTGAATACTGACTCGACTTTGTACCCTCTTTCACCAGTCAATATCCCGTTAGCATCTTTAATGTCAAATGGTACGAGAATGCTGGTACCAAGTTCACCTGGCTTTGGCTTTGCTTTTTTATTAAGCTCGCGCCACTGCGAACGTCCAGCCCAACGATTTGTTTTGTAATTGCGCTTTGAGGCAACCTGAGAAAGAATCAATTGATTCATTCCTTGGTAAATACGATTTCTTCTCGTTGGGTTTCGACCGTACAACTCTGGCGAGCGCCAAGGTACTTGCCATTGGCCAGCTTTGCTTGGGTCCTTTAATATCTCATCAAGTGCGGCAATGATGGCCTCACCCATCTGCTGGTACATGTCTTTAATTCGCGCATCATTAGCTTCTTGGTCTTCTTCTTTTCCTGAAGAAAGAACCTGACCATCTCGGTATTCCCATAGTGGACCGAGATAGTCCTGCTTCTCACGGCGTGTACGCTTATTTTCTGGCTTATCTAGGAATGCTTGGTAGCCACTTGATAGTCGTGGTGCGCTTGCTTCGGCACGACGAGTGGATTGCTTACGCATATCCGCCATGTGGCGCTGTTCTGCTTGACGAATTTCCGTTCTTGTAACGCCAAGTTTCTTTGCCATCTCCTCAATGGAGACGCCATTCATGCGCTCTTCGTAGATGTCCTGGTCCGTGTAGTCCTCTGGATTCTTTTCTGCTTGTGGTAGTTTCCCACCCTTTGGACGAGGCATTTCTTCACCGAGGAAATCAGCGATGATTCTGTCGTAAGTGTCTGTTCCGCTTTCGTCAAATGGAAGATTGTCTTCACCGTATGGATTATCTGGGTCAAACTCTTCGTCAAGTGAAAGCTTTCTACCAGATGATAGTTTTCTTTCTGGTTTCTTGGCGCTTGAATCATCGAATCCATACGCATTCATCCAACGAGCTAGTGCATTCTTGTCATCTTCATTCCATGTTGATGTATTTGGCAGCTTGTCGTATACTTCTGCGCGAATAGCTTGGTCGATTCCGTCGATGAACTCACGCTCGCCGTTTTCACCGACAAAGAATTTTCCGGTCTTGTCTGTTTGGTCGCCAGCAAAGAACCTATTGACGCCATCAAGGTATGTTCCTGAATCTCTAACGAATTCGTAATACCACTGTTGATAAGCCTGTCCGCCCTTTGCGCGTTCATCAAATTTTTGTGGGCGCTTCTTGGTGTCACCTTGCCACTTGCGTCGAGCCTGGTTGAAACCGAGCTCTCTACCTCGCAAGTATTCGGCAGAACGGTTTCTATCAGTTCCGTATCGAGGTACTGCTTCCCATCCAAATCCTTTATCAATCCAATCCTGTGCTGTTTCGTCAAAAGCAACGCGACGAGCTTTTTCATCTTCTGAAACACCAAACTGCCCTTCGACATCTTTGCCCATTCCATGACGTGCTGGGTTAAGACGCGAGCGTCTTTCATCGCCGCCTGATGATAGGGGCTTTTTTGCATCGACTAGGTCGCCGTTGCCTACACCGACAAATCTTGGTCGAGTAGTGCCTTCATCAACCCAACCATCATTGTCTGGGTCAAAATTGCTGCCAGTTGGCTTTCTGTTTCCTGGGATTCCTGCAGTTGGTAAGTCAATATCGCCACGGCGATTACGGCGGTCACGACGACCACCAATTGATGGTCTATCAATAAGCCTGCTGCCTATATAGCGACCGAGGCGAGTCCCAATCGCCTTAACTTCAATTTGAGAACTATCTAGAAATTTTTTTTTTATGTTTTCCAGTGCCGTATCGATTGCTTCTATAAATTCGTAATCAATATCCGACTTGAGGACGATGCCGTCGAGACTTACTTCCGCATCGACCATGTAGTAGTCAAAGATTGGGTCAAGTTCTTGTTTTACGCTAAAAGCATCATTTGGATGTAGTGGGATTCCGAATGGGCCATTGAAGTCATCGTCTTTTCCAAATTCAGCAAGCGACTTGAACATACGACGCTTTTTCTTTCTCTTTCCTGCAGCACCGCGCAGCATAGAGAGAACAAACTCACCCGGGTACTTGACTTCTAGGTCTTCTATGTATTCCTCGGTTTGAGTATCGACCATTGCTTCGTATTCTTTTTTAGCAACGCCATCAACATTGACCACGCCCTTTGGAATTACCGCAAAACGGCACATTCCGTCTGGTTCGATTTCCATGTCGATGATTTTGCATGAACCAGGTCCCTGGTAGAACACGCAATTTGAACACTTGACCCCAATTGATGCAATACGATTTTCTGATGCTGGCTTATAACCAGCCCAAACGCCATCTTTATCTTCATTGAACTTTCCGTGACGCTTAACAATCTTCAACAAAGCGTCTCTTAGGTCTGCTTCTTCTTTGTCCAGATTGTTCTTATCAATTGGCTTCTCTGGAGAATCTTCGTACTGAACTGCAGGGAGAGGAACTACAACTATGCCTTCCATTCCTGGTTTTACGGCGACTGGCATTGATGGCATCTGCTTTGGCCGAACAATTCTGCGTGGTTCGTTTGGTGGCATCATCATTGGCATTGCTTGTGGCATCGCAGGGCGTGGAGCAACAATTTCTTCTGGTTGTCCGATTACAATTCGTCTTCCGTTGTGGCCCCATCCACACTTAAATCGCTTTACCGAACCATCAGCAACACGACGAACAAAAGTAAGATTTTCATCGTCCATCTCCATGAGGGACACTTTTGTTCCGAGAATAGCCGATAGTTGTTTTTCGATTTCCAGTTTATTTGGCTTCTCGTCGTCCATCATCATGACTGGTGAATCTTCGCCGTATGGGTCATCTGCTTTTACGGAAATTGTTCCCGTGAGCTGATTCGCACCATGAAGAACTGGAGATACTTCGTAGAGTTCTAGTTCGTAAATAACATTTGCTTGTGATTTTTGGTCATACTGTGCGCGTAGGGTTTTGTATCCAATTGACCATTCTTGTTCTTCACCAAAAAAAGCCACCATCGCAAATGCTTCGCGACCTTTTTCTGATTGAAGATTAAATTGAACTTTTGCAAATAGTCCGCCAATACCAGCAAGCTTCATCTTCATTGGAAGTCTTGGGTCGGATGGTGGAACTTCGTAAATTTCAAGAACTTTGCCGATTGGGTCATTCCAGTTGTGGCCCCACACAACACGTGGCTTTCTGCGTAGGAGACTCTTGGTGAAAGCACCACTTGCGCAAATGTCGCCAACGCTGTCTTTATTTCCGATGCCAGCTACAAAGCACTCAACGATGCCCTGCATCTCATCAAGGTTTACTGAGCCTGCTTTTTGGCCAGTGACACCGAGAGATGATGACTTGTATTCGAAATAGTCTTGGGCCATCAGATTCACTTTCGTTCGGACTCAATAGATAATAAACGAGTAGATAAATCTGTAGTGCAAGTATTGCTATTTACAGAAACTATTTAGTGAAACTACTGTCTTTGACCAAAGTTCCACGCAAGACGAGCTTCGTCTTCAGCAATTTCTACATGTTCATATGCGAGAAGATTTGCGTACATTTGAATCAGTTCTTGCCTAAATGCTGAGAATCTACTTTCTTCATCCGAATGAACAAATGATTTGAGCATTATCTCATTTATTGATGCCACAGTCTGTTCATTCATTTTTTTTAGATTTGCAACATGATATTCAACAGTTTTTACAAAAGTCAGTGGAGCGATTGAACTAGGATTAAGTCCCTTGCTCTGCAAATGCTCGCGTCTTGCCTCGATGGAGTCAGTAATAATCGCAGAGATTACTGGCTTTAAATCATCTTCAAACTGTTTATTCCATGTATCAACGGACAGGATTGAATCTATGTCAAGAGTTCCCGCCATCAAGCCTTTGCGGGCCTTGGTGCCGCCAGACTTTTCCAAAACAACACGCTGCTGTCTTTCCAATATTCTTTCAATTCCACGGGAAAGAATCTCTGACCAACGTTCGACGGATGTTTCCGTTCTATCTTCATAAGTATCTGCCAGCGACTTGTACTGCATAGGGCCAGATTCTGATTCTGCGGTAAGTGCTCCAGGTGGTGTCGGAGCAACTCCGGTTTCTGGTGCTGCAGCTTGTGCTGGGACTGTTGATTGCGCAAGTTCTCCGGCTTGTGCTGCTTCAGCCATAGCACATTGCATTGTATTCGGGTCAAGTGGGAAGTTTTCTGTTTGTGGAACT